GAACAGAGAGCTGGCTCATCTCATGCTCGGACGCCGAGGGATGGAACGAGTCCACCGATGAGGAGTGGTTCACCTTCGGGCACGGGCACTACTACCCGGGCTTCGAGGACCGCTACATCGTCGGCGGCCCGATGCAGTTCAAGTGGCCCACCTTCAAGGGCATGTTCAGACACTCGCTCGAGTTTGCTCGGGCCCGTGGGATGAGACTCCCCGCTCATCTCCGCGACCCCGGCGACGTCAAGGCCTGGCTCTCGATGCTCGGTCAGGCGATGGCGGCAGGATGGGCGAGGGCGACGGGGAACGATGACAGCCACTGGTCGGCGAGCTGGAACACTGGCTGCCGATGACCGAAAGGAGAACGGCACGATGAGACGAGTACTTATCGGGGTGGTGATCGCCCTCGCGGCGATCGCCAGCTACCCCGCAACAATCGCCCTGGGCGGGGCAGACACGCACGGCCCGCCCACGACGACCCAGACGACCGGCGGAGGGCATGACCCGGTAACGATCTGCCACAAGCCGGGTACTCCGGCCGAGATGCAGCTGACGGTCGACGACTCGTCGATCCTCGACGCTCACCTCATGCACGGCGACACGCTTGGACCGTGCCCGATCGTGACGACCACGACCGAGACGACCGAGCCGCCGGAGTGTCCCAACGGCGACCTCAACGGCGAGTTGCCGGGGTGCGATCCCGTCATCACGGTCCCGCCGCCGTCGGGCGACTGCCCACCTGGCATGGTTCACGACAAGGGCCATGACGGCAACGAGGGCAACGACGACTGCTGCTTCCCTGGCGTCGACTGTGACGGCGACACGCCGCCGCCGCCGACAGATCCAGGGACGTCGACCTCGCCGCCGACCACGGTCATGGAGCCGCCGGTGACTACCACTCAGCCGCCGGTCACCGAGCCCCCTGTCACGGAGACGGTCTCGGGGAACCCGCCGTTCGTCACGGCGAAGCCGCCGAAGAAGCCGAAGCCCGACAAGGCTCCTACGGCGAAGCGGAAGGTCAGGCCCGTCCACATCTGCAAGCCGGGCGAGGTCGAGACGAAGCCCTGCGGGGTGCAGGGGTCAGGATGATCCTCGCCATCGTCATCCTGCTAGTCGAGCTGGTCGCGCTCTGCGGCCTCCTCGGCTGGCTGTTCACAAGGAGGCAGACATGAAGAAGCTCATCGCCGTGCTCGCCGTCCTGGTCGCCTTCATGGCGGCCACGAGCGCCTCGGCGCAGTACGTCAAGACGATGCACGCCCAGTCGTACCTCGACCGCCACAAGTAGGCGGTCACCAAGACCGGGGGCGGGCGCTCCCCTCCCCCTGCCCCGCCCCCGGTTCTCCTCCGAAGGACACAGCCGTTCGGTCCGTGCGCTACCCTCGGCGCGATGAAGGCCATCATCGTCCTGGTCGTCCCCGCCGAGGAGCTGACTATCGGCGACAAGCTGATCGGCCCTGACATGGAGCACCTGGCGGTCGCCGCGATCTTCAACACGGGGCATGAGCGAGTCCAGGTCACATTCGCCGAAGGGGAGATCACAGGGGAGTTCTGGCTCGACGCCAAGCAGCTCGTCGCCGTTCTCCGACTGGTGCAGTGAGCTGGACCGCCTACACCTGCCCGCTCTGTCGGAGCGAGGCCGCCCGCGTCAGCGATGAGCCGATCATCCGCAGGGAGGACGATGGCTCTGTGACGGTCGAGACGCCCGTAGGACGCGCTCTCAGGGTGGAAGCGCTCCTGGAGGACCACATGCTCAGGGTGCACGGGCTCGAACGGGAGGATGCGCTAGAGCGCCTCGCTGGGACGGGCCAGGTGGGATGCGGATGACCCGCTCGGCCTCCATCGGACAGGTCACGCGCGCATGAGCGAGAGGGTCCGAGATCCCGAGACCGGGCTCTACACCTCGAAGCTGACGCCCGAGGTCCAGGGCGAGGTCGTGAAGGCGCTGCTCGGGGGATCGCCTCCGGAGGCCGCTTGCGCGTATGCCGGCATCCAGCGCTCGACCTACTACGAGTGGTTGAAGCGGGGGCGAGCTGCCATCTCCGAGGCGAACGGCAACGCTGCCAAGGTCGTCGTCGAGAACCCCTACGCCGGATTCGTCGTCGCGGTCGATCATGCCCTCTCGCGGTTCATCACCGGGACGGTGGCGACGATCGGGGCTGCGGGGAGGACGCGCTCCGAGGGCGACTGGCGGGCGCTCGCCTGGCTACTGGAGCGCCGCTTCCCCGGACTCTTCGGGCAGCGCACCCGCCATGAGATCACCGGGAAGGACGGCGGACCGATCCAGCTCGACCACGCGATCGTCCTCGATCCCGGCGCTCTCGATCGCCTCCCCCTGGAGCGCAAGCTGATCCTCGCGGACATCCTGGCCGAGATGGACGGCGAGGTCATCGAGGGCGACGGGCACCTCCTGGAGCTGGAGGCATGAGCGAGGAGGTCTGCGTCAGCTGCGGTTCCCCGATGCGGGTCGTCTCCATGACCTCGGAGGGGACGCACTCGCGCTGTGTCTGCGGACGCCTCTCGATGGTCCGCCTGAACAAGGGCGAGCTCGACCTCGGCCTGCCGACCTCCGAGCGGGCAGCGCTCGACGACTGCACGGAGATGAGGGGCTGCCGGTCGACCCTCCACCTCTCGTCCTGTCCCGAGCGATGAGCTTCACGCCCCGCGACATCGAGCGGCAGCGAGCGCGAGGGAAGCTCCAGCGCCAGCTCGCCCTCGACTTCATCACCGCCTACTCAGCGCAGCACGGATGGTCCCCGACTGTCCGAGAGGTCGCCGAGGCGCTCAACGTCAGCCTCTCCACCGGCTACCAGCATCTCCGGAACCTCGAACGCGAGGGGCGCATCTCCCGAGGGGCAGGGCCGAGGATGATCCGAGTGACCGTCCAAGCTGGCGGGCACATCGAGGTCAAGTGAGCACCGCCTACAAGCTCACGGTCCAGCAGCGCGTCTGGCTGAATGTCGTCCACGCCTACGAGGAGCGCTACGGGAAGCCCTGCTGGGCGGGCCGCGAGGGCACGACCGAGCACGGCCTAGAGCAGCTCGTCGAGATGGGCCTCCTGACCCGCGTGACCGACGAGCATCGGACCCGCTGGTGGTATCGGCTCACCGTTGAAGGTGCCCAGGCTCTTGACTAACGCCGCCCGGAACTACGAGCCGACACCGGGCGAGGTCGAGAGCTGGGTCGAGGACATGTATGCGGCGAGCGATCGCCCGGGCTCGCACGGCACGGTCGAGATGATCCCGACGATGGAGCGCTACATCTGGCGCGTCGAGGGCATCTACTGGGGGCACCGCGAGGTGCTCGTGGATGGGCGTGTCTCGATCGGCTGGGTCCGCCCGCCCGAGCAGATCGCCGAGTGCATCGAGGGCGAGTGAGGTTCCGCTGGCCGCTACGTCGAGCGCGGTGGCGGCTCATGGTCGAGCGCCAGCTCCGCTCCTGGGGCGAGTGTGCCTGGACCGCTCGCGACCTTCTCGCTGATGAGCCCGTGAGGCCTCCTCTGTGACAACGCTCGCTGAGCTGCGGGCCGAGGTCTACTCCTCCATCGACCGGGACCGCGAAGGCATCGACCTCGATGCCGAGGCCGCCCGCTACTCGGGATCGCTCAGGGAGTTCATCCCCGCTGCCTGGCCTCACGCCGCCATGCCGAGGAAGTTCGTCTCGACCTGGCACGTCGACTCGATCGCCGAGCACTACCAGGCCGCGATGGAGCGCGAGATCACCCGCCTGCTCATCACCATCCAGCCGGGCGGGCTCAAGTCCTCGATCTTCTCCGTCTTCGGTCCTGCCTGGTGGTGGACTCGCAAGCCCGCCGAGCGCATCCTCTCCAGCTCCTACAAGGACCGCCTCGCCGAGCGCGACACCCGCTACTCCCGCAACCTCATGCAGACCCGCTGGTTCCGCTCCCACTGGAACGAGTGGGACTTCTCGGGCGACGAGAACCTCAAGACCCGCTACTCGAACACGGCGGGCGGGCATCGCATCGCCCTCCACGTCGGAGGAGGCACCGGAGAGCGCGGCGGCGTCCTCCAGCTCGACGATCCGCACAACGCCCAGGACGCCCGCTCGCAGGAGAAGGTGAAGCTAGAGGCCGCGGTCGAGTGGTGGTCGAACACCTGGGCCTCCCGCCTCGATGACCTCGAAGGCGACCCCGGCGTCATGCTCGTCATCGGGCAGCGCATCGACGAGACGGACCTGATCGGGCACCTACTCGAGATCGGCGGCTGGCATCACCTCTGTCTGCCGACCGAGTACGAGGTCTCGCATCCCCTGATCGTCGGGGGCTCCTATCCGGCCACGGTCGAGCTGCCCTCGGGGAAGGTGATCAAGGGCGACCCCCGAGACGAGGTCGGGGAGCTGCTCATGCCGAAGGTGCAGACGCCGTCGATGCTCGCGGCCAAGAGGAAGTCGGACGGAGTCACCGCGCACGTCTACGCGGGGCAGTATCAGCAGCGCCCGGCGCCCCGAGAGGGGAAGCTCCTCAAGCGGGCCGACTGGCTCTACTACGACCCGGAGCTCAGCTTCTACCGCCGAGCCTCCGAGTTCGGTCCGAAGCAGGTCGCCGAGCTGACCAGTCGCTTCGGGGAGTTCGACTACATCGGGCACTTCTGGGACACCTCGGTCAAGGACACCGAGCATTCGGACTACGCCTCGGGCGGGGTCTGGGGAGTCGTCGGGTCGATGCGCTACCTCCTCCGCCTCTACCACGAGCGGGCCGCGCTCAACGCGACGATCGAGGGGATGCGGGAGTTGTCGGTCTGGGCTCACTCGCTCTGGGGCGACCTCGGGCACTTCATCGTCGTCGAGAACTCCGCGAACGGACCGGACGCCGTCAAGCGCCTGCGGAAGTCGGTGACCGGGCTCACCCTCTCGAACGCGGTGGGCACGAAGTGGACCAGGGCCTCCGCCGCCGAGCCCGCGCTCGTCGGTCACAACTGCGTCCTCCCTGGATGGCCGAACGAGGCCGGGGAGAGCTACGACGAGACGACGCCGATGGATGTCCAGGAGTTCGTCGAGGAGCTGGCGGCCTTCAACTCGGGTTCGCATGACGACCAGGTCGACATGTGGTCGAGCATGGTCAACTGGACCGAGGGCAGGATGGGCGGCGCGGAGATGAGCGTCCCCGAGGGGCAGGTCCAGCCCGAGCGCTTCCTTCACCCCGGGCCTGCGATCGACCCGAGGGCGACCAGGGTGCGTCCGGCGATCCGCAGCTGACGCTACGGTCGCCCCGTGCCGAAGCGGGGAGATCTTCGACATCCAGATCGGCGCGGGGAGCAGCCGACCGACGTCGCTCGATACAACGCCCGAGAGCGAGCGAGGCTCAAGATCATCCGACGCCTCGGGCTCGATGTCGGCTACGACGGTCCGCTCTCCGCTCGGGGGCTGCCGACAGCGCTGGGCGACTTCATCCTCGACCAGTGGCGGCGCGACGACTCGGTCAGCTCAACCGAGAAGGTGGACCGGCTCATCGAGGCGCTACGCCTCGCCCCGAGCGTGGCGCTACGGAACCTGGAGGACTACCTCGTCGCGCTGGAGGTCGAGTGGGGAGGCCTGACCCACGTCGAGCGCAAGAGCCTCTACTTCCAGTCGCTCGGGTTCGAGATCAAGGAGATCGCTCGACTGGAGGGCGTCGGGGAGAACGCGGTGAAGGAGCGACTCCGGCGAGCGCGACGCAAGCTCGGAGCGATGAGCACGACGCAGGCGGTCGCCATCGCGATCCGGAAGGGGTGGCTCTGGCACTGAGGAGGGGTCGCCGAACCCTTCGCTAGAATCCCGCGCCGTGACTGACGACGCCTCTGAGCGCTACCTCCAGAGCATCGCGCACTCCTTCGGCCTCTACCCCTGGTTCGGTGGGGCGAAGGCGAGCGACTGGCCGCTGCGACGCCGCCTCGCCTGGCGGGTCCGACATCCGCGCCGCTGGTGGCGGGTCATGGTCGAGAACTACCGGGCGCGTGAGCGCTGAGCCCCTCGTCGCCCGAGGCGGGTTCGCCCCGCCGACCATCACCTACGGCGAGGTCACCGGAGGCGTGATCGCCCCCGCAAGGGGTGGGCTGGCCTTCGCGCTGCCGATGTTCCGTGCCTGGTCGGCTCACATCTTCGGAGATCTCGTCGAGCGGTGGGCGCACGATCGCGAGAAGGAGCTGCGCGATCAGCGCCGCTCCCGAGAGGCCGAGGCTGAGATTGCCGCCGTCGAGTGGCCCTTCGAGTTCCCGACCTATCGGCGCGACCCGTGATCGTCGGCGTCGAGCTGGTCCGTCGCGACCGCGACTCCTTCGATGAGTGGTGGCCACGGCATCTCGTCGAGCTGGCGCAGCTCGTCGACAAGCTCTACCTCCGCATCGACCCTGAGAGCTGGGGACGGGTGACAGCGATGGTGTCGCAGCTCCTCCCTGCCGGATTCGAGTGCCACCTTGCCCCGCAGGACATCGAGCAGTTCGGTCGCTCCCAGGAGGACCATGAGCGCCAGCATCTCCTCGCCTGGGCGCACGAGCAGCGGGCCGAGTGGGTCGCCTGCTTCGACGCCGACGAGGTCTTGGAGCCTGGTGGAGGAGCAGCGCTACGGTCGCTACTCCTCCACCGCTCACAGCGTCGCACACGTCTGGTCAGGGTGATCCTCAGCTACTCCTCCCACCATCGCCCCGGATATGTCCTGCCTCGGGGCGGATTCAAGCCGTGGCGGGCCTTCCGCCTCGACGGGCGCACGAGGAAGTACCGCTACAAGTCGGACGCTGATGGACTGCACTGCGGGTCGGTTCCTCAGCCTGGCGTCGGCTCGATCACGGTCCCCGATCTGCGGGTGCTCCACTACCACGCGACGAGCTGCGAGGAGTACATGGACGAGCGGCGCTTCTACTCGGACACCATCGAGGTCGATCGCCACGGCGGGATCGACTTCCTCTATCGCTGCGATCGCTTCGGGGAGGAGGCCTCGGCGATCCCTCTGGAGCAGGAACTCTCGGGCGCCCAGGAGCGCCTCTCCCGCGTCGCCAAGGCGGAGGGCCTCATCCGGTGAGCCTGAACAATCCCTGGCCCGGAGAACGCGTCTCAGTCGATCTGACGAGGGTGTCCGCCGCCGCCCTCCACGCGATCGCTGAGTCATATGCGGGAGGCGACCTTGCCGGCACTCAGATCGGTGCCGCGCTTGACGATGCCATCCAGCCGCTCCGAGACGTCCTCACCCATGAGGAGTGCGTCGACGCGACCGAGCTGCTTCGGGAGATCTGGGAGTCCCAGAAGTGAGGCTCCCCGGTCGCCATGATCAGCCGCTCGAACCGCTGGAGATGAACGAGCAGGACGTCCGCAACTTTCAGCTCGCCATCGCCTCGGGCTACGGCGGGCAGGCCGACTGGCAGCTCTTCTGCTCCTGCGGTCACCCCGAGGCCGACCACCTCGAGTCGAGGGAGAAGCCCCACGGCGGGCGCTGCCCTCGCTGCTCGTGCTGGCTCTTCAAGCCGGGCAAGTCGGAGTTCCTCGACCTCTGGCTCCACCCCGACGCCGTGAACTTCCTCCCCGAAGGCACGGTCGTCCAGGCCCACGGGCGGCGCTACAACCACGAGGGGCTCCTCCAGTTCCGCCTCATGCGCGACGTCGACTCGGGCCTCGTCCACGTCATGCGCTCGGGCGCAAAGACCGAGACGATCATCTACACCTCCCCACCGGAAGGAGCAGAGTCATGAGCCTCGACACCGAGAAGCTCGGAGGTCCCTACGCGACAGTGATCGACGTCGGAGCGTTCCGGGGCGACTTCGCCCGGGCTGCTCTGGCGAAGTGGCATCGAGCGCGGGTCCTGAGCTTCGAGCCCCTGGAGCCCGCGCCGAAGATCCCCGTCGGCTTCCGTCGTCGCTGGAGCTGGCATGCGTGCGCCCTGGGCGATCGCTGCGAGGTCGTAACGATCAACGCCAACGAGTTCATCCCCTCCTCCTCGATGCTCCCGATGCTCGACCTCCACCGCGAGGCCTTCCCCTACACCGAGGCGACCCGCCAGGTCCAGGTCGGGATGGCGATGCTCGACGAGTTCTTCTCCATGATCGAGAGCCCCGCGCTGCTCAAGATCGACGTGCAGGGGTTCGAGCTGGAGGTCCTCAAGGGCGGCGTCGAGGTCCTCTCGCAGTGCGCGGCTGTCGTCGCGGAGGTGAGCTGGGAGTCACTCTACGAGGGCGCCCCGGACTTCGATGACCTCGACTCGTTCCTGGGCTCCCGAGGCTTCGAGTACGGGCACACGGTCGACCGCCTCGACTATCCCGACAGCCCCGAGCTCCGGGTCCTCCAGACCGACGAGCTGTGGGTGCGGGCATGAGTGTCGAGATGCGTGACCCGCCGAGGATGCCGCAGCCCGAGCAATGGCTCAGCGAGCACCCGTTCTGGCAGCTCGCGATCTCCGCCGCGCTCGTCATCACGCCGATCGCGCTCGGGTGGTTGCTTTGATCGCCGACCCGATCGTGAAGCGGATCGCCCAGAACACCGGGCGCAGCGCCGAGGAGGTCTACGCGCTCATCCAGGCCCGCTGGTATCGCCGCCTCGCGCACCGGCTCGCGCTCTGGTTCAACGACCACCAGTCGGAGCGCACGAGATGGTGACGGCGACGCAGGACTTCGTCGACTACCAGCGGATGCTCGATCGCATTCGCGAGCAGCGCGACTACTCGCAGTCGAAGGAGCAGGCGGCCATCGTCGACGCGCTCGCGGCGATGGACCCCTTCGGCGCATGGCGCTTCCTCGACATCGGCGCCGGCGACGGGCAGACCTTCTCGAACACGCGGGCGCTCGCTCTCGCGGGCTGGGGAGGCGTGCTCGTCGAGCCTGCCGCCTGGGCCTTCGAGCGACTCGCCTCGCTCTACCGGGACGATCGGAGCATCGAGGTCATCCAGGCCGTCGTGACCGGCACGGATCGCGGCCTCGTCCAGTTCTACTACACCGCTGGCGACCACCTTTCGACGGTCGACGAGGCCGAGAAGAAGAAGTGGCGCCAGGTGAACTACCGGGGCGTCGTTGCCGCTGCCTGCTCGCTCGCCGACGTGCTCGTGTGGGCAGGACCGACGCCCGTCGTCTCGATCGACGCCGAGGGACTCACGACCGAGCTGGTCGAGTGGTTCCAGCGCTTGGATGCCTACTGGGACGCCGTCGATGTGATCGTCTTCGAGCGCGACCCGAAGCGCTCAGCGAGGGAACTGATCACGGTGGGAGCGTGGGAGATCATCGCCGAGACACCGAACAACTACGTCTTGAGGAGGCTCTCGTGAGGCCGAAGCTCGACCGCCCTTCCCCGTCCGTCGTCGTCGCCATCCCGACGATCAAGGCACGCGGCGAGGCCTGGAAGGAGCGTGCACTCGACTTCGATCGGCGGACCTGCCAGCCCGTCACGGTCGTTCCCTCCTGGGCCGAGGGAGGATGGGCGGCGGGGCTCAACGAGGTCGCGGCGCAGTTCATGGAGAACCCGCCGGACGTCTTCTGCTGCGGGTCGGACGACATGTATCCCGAGGACGACAACTGGCTCCCTCCGCTCCTCGATGCTCTTCGGGCAGGGGCTTATCCCGCGCCCACGGTCATCGACCCGCGCTGGACGAACTACGGCGGGCACAACAAGCCGGTCGCGGACGGGACGCCCTCGAAGATGTCGACCTTCCCGGTCCTGCATGGAGGATGGCTCGACGCTGTCTTCCCTCTGCCGGACGAGCTGAGCTATTACGCCGACAACCTGATCGCCGTGAAGCTCCGGCTCGCAGGCATCGAGTGCGTCGCCGTGCCCTCCTCGAAGATCCGCCACCTCCACCTGAAGGCCGGTCGCGGGTTCGGAGAGGGCTCTGAGCAGAAGGCGATGATGAAGCACTCCAGGCTCTACTCGACGGCGCTGGAGGAACTGGGCGTGAACCGCAAGCAGCTCCACTCGAATCTGCGCGGCGCCTACTGGCGGGAGGCCGGAGATGCTCGGGCCTGACCCTTCGCTAGCATCCCGCTCCATGCCCTTTCCGGACACCATCGTCTTCTACGCCGAGGGGCCCTGCATGGCCTCGATCTGCGCCCCGATGTTCCTGACCGCTCAGGAGATCGTCGCGCAGGCGAACTACTACCACCCGACCGGCATCTCCTCCGCCTGGAAGGTCGCCGAGGAGCCCTTCCGCTCGGGCGATCCGAACCCTTGCCCCTGCGATCGGGACGCCCAGCGTGTCCACTACCTGCTGAGCTGCTGAGATGGAGGAGGACCATGACAACGTCATCCCGATCAGGAAGCCCGAACTCGACTACGGGGAGGGCAAGACCCGGCAGCAGGACTCGGACGATGCCATGTGGGTATGCGCCTACGGTTGCCTCGCGTTCGCGCTCTTCGTGGCCCTCGTCATCGTCGCGGTGGTGATCTGGCGATGAGCAAGGACGGCATCTCCCAGGTCCGCAAGCAGTTCCGGGAGGACATCGTCGAGCGCCTCGATGTGCTGCGCGTCGGGATCTGGGACGTCCTCATCCTCCACGTCCCGCCCGAGGTGATCGCCGACCCCGTGATGATGGAGAACACCGGCAAGGCCGCCGAGGAGATTGCGGAACTAGCGGAGCGCCCCGTCGTCCTGCTCCCCGAGGGGACGAAGCTCACCGCCGAGTCGGTCGAGCCCTACCTGGAGGCGATGGGTCTGAAGCCGCCGAAGCCATCGGCTCCTGTCCTCCATCTCCCGAACCGCGACATCATCCGGCCGTCGTGATCCCGAGCGTCTACTGGTTCGCCCTGCTCACGATCGCAGCGGCGAGCCTCTGGAAGCTCGTCGGCGACGACCGCATCCTCGACCGGCCTCGGGACTGGCTGCTCGACCGGATCAAGGACGACGACCGGGCGGCCTACTGGGGCGACTTCCTCGTCTGCCCCTGGTGCGCGGGGTTCTGGGAGTCCCTGCTCGTCTACGCCGGATGGATCGCCCTCGGTCCGGGCGAGTTCCACTTCGATCAGCTCTACATGGCGGCCGTCGTCGTGATGGCGATGAGGGCGCTCGTCGGGCTCTTCGGGCTCGTCGTCTTCACCCTCAAGCAAGACCTCCAGTAGACGGCCGTCACCTCCGCGCTCTACCATCCGCGCATTCATCCGACCAGGAGGGGCACCGTGGCGGGATGCGGGTCATGCGGTCAGTCGAGGGAGCAGCTCCGGGCTGCTCGCCTCGAACGGAAGGCGAAGCTGGCAGAGGCAGCCGCGATTCGCCGAGAGCGTCGGGAGGCCCGAGAGGCCGCCCGTCTCGCCGAGCGAGCTGAAGCACGAGCGGCTCGATAGTGGCGACGACAGCCGAGCGCCGCCGCACCAGGGCGCACATCTCCGTCTCCACACCATCGGGAGGAGCGGTCGGGGGAGCCTTGACCGCGAGCGCCGCTCGAGTCGGCGCCATGCCGATCCCGAACCGAGGCGTCAGGGTCCCGCAGTGGCAGCTCGACGCCCTGGCCTACTACGACCAGATCGGCGCGGTGCGCTACGCGGCACAGTTCTGGGCGCGGGGGCTCAGCGCGATCCGCTTCTTCGTGGGCGAGAAGGACGCGAAGGGCGAGATCAAGGAGTCCGAGGACGAGCAGGCGATCGCGCTGTTCGATCGCATCCAGGACCCGATGGGCGGCATGGTCCAGATCACCTCCGCCTACGGGCAGCTCAGGTTCCTCGCCGGCGAGTGCTATCTCGTCTGGACGCCCGAGACCGAGGACGAGCCGGAGATGTGGGAGATCGTCTCCGTGCTGGAGATGCGGAAGCTCTCACGCAAGCGGGGGCAGGAGACCTGGCATCGGATCTACGCGCCGGGCTACACCCCGAAGGAACTGGTCGAGGCCGAGAACGACGAGTTCGAGCCGATGGCGGACGAGGTCATCGTCTACCGGCTCTGGAAGCGGCACCCCGCCTACTCGATGATGGCCGACGCCCCGATGCGCTCGGTGCTCGCGGACTGCGAGGAGATCGTCCGCTGCACGCACACGATCAACGCTCGGCTCATCTCCCGGCTCTCGGGTCCTGGCATCTTCGCCATCCCGGCGAGCTGGAAGGTGAAGCCGCTGCGGACGATCGCCACCCAGTCCGCGTCAGAGGCGAAGCAGAACCCCGAGGCCGATCCCTTCCAGACTCGTCTCACTCAGGCCATGGTCGCCGCGATCAACACTCCCGGCTCCGCCGAGAGCGTCGCGCCCATCGTCATCTCGGTCCCCGATGAGACGACCGACAAGGCGCACCTCTACAAGATCTGGGACCCCAACGAGGTCATCCGCGAGCTCGACACTCGCGAGAAGGCTGTCCATCGCTTCTCGGTCGGAGTGGACATGCCTCCGGGGAAGGTCGAGGGCATCGAGGGCTCGACGCACTGGAACGCCTGGGCGATCGACAAGGAGGGTATGGAGCACCTCAAGCCGGTCGCGATCGACTTCGGCAATGACATCGCGGGCGCCTACCTGCGCCCCGCTCTCCGCGCCGAGGGGCGAGAGGACTGGGCGAAGTTCGTCATCGGGGCAGATGTGGCCGAGGCGGTCACGAACCCCGATGAGTTCGCCGACGCGGTCGTGCTCTATGACAAGCGTGTGATCGGGAAGGCGGCTCTGCGGGCGGCGGGCAACAAGAAGGACGACGACGCGATGGAGGACCCGGAGCTGCGGGAGGCGCTCTTCGTGGCGACCAACCAGCTCGTCGAGGTCCAGGACGGCGCGATCCTGGAGGTCGAGGCCGTCGAACCTCCCGCCGCTGAGGTCGTCCCGGAGGAGGAGCCGCAGAACGAGGGCGAGGGCGAAGCGCCCGAGGAGCCGACCGCCGAGGAGGTCCGAGGAGGGCAGGAGGAGGACAGTGGCGAGTTGTCGTCTCGAGTGATGTTCGTCCTCGGGGCTGCCGAGCTGGCCGTCGAGGAGACCAGGGCGACTATCGGGCGACGCCTCGTCTCTTACCTCGCGGGCGGCAAGTGCAAGGAGTGCGCCGAGGATGTCAAGGAGGTGCGGGCCTCGCTCGTCGCCGCCACGCTCGGCAAGGAGAAGCTCGTCGAGGACCTCCAGATCAACCTCATGGCTTGGACCGAGGACACGGCGGCAGGCTTCACAGACGTGCTCTGCCGGCAGCTCGCGCTCAACCCGAACTCGGCGCGGCTGCTCCAGGAGGTCCTGGAGCTTCACGCCCTGGCGACGATCTACGAGACGATGCCAGGGCTGCCTGCCGGGTTCACGGGTCGCGTGAAGGCACTCGTGTGACCGAGGTCGCTCTCGATCCTGCGGCCCTGAACAAGGCCACGGAGAACGCCCTCGCCTCCGTCGAGGGGCTCGTCGGACCGCTCGCCTCGGCTTACGCGGAGGTGATCCGGGAGGCGGGCCATCGGATGAGCCGGGACTTCGTTCGTCTCGCCCAGCCCCTGACCGCCGACGCCGCCTTCACCCCTCCCGATGAGGACGAGGTCGTCGGCTCCTCGCGCACCTCCGAGGAGATGAAGGACCACGCAAGCGACGCCCAGGCCGAGGCCGCCGATCAGATCGCTCAGGTCTTCGAGCGCGAGGGCATCTCCTTCGAGACCTCCGCGATCTTCACCCAGGACATGCTGGATGCCGTGGGCGAGCGGGCCGCGTTCGCCGCCGACGAGACTCTCCGGGGCGTCTACCGGGGAGTGCTCCAGGATGCCGCCGAGGAGGGCTGGAGTGTCACGACGACCGGAGACGCGATCGTCGAGGTGATCGACGGCATCGCCGAGTTCCGGGCGGACGCCCTGGCGAGGACGGATCTGAACGGACTCGCGAACGGCGCATCGGTCCACATCGCCGCGCTCTCGAAGGACCCCGACGAGACCCTCTACAAGAAGTGGCTGGCGACGAACGACGAGCGCACCCGCGACTCTCATGCCGAGGCGAGCGGGCAGGCGGTCCTCGTCAACGAGCACTTCACGGTCGGCGGCTCCCCGCTCAACTATCCGGGCGATCCCTTCGGTCCGGCCGACGAGGTCATGAACTGCCGCTGCACGGTGATCTACTCCTCGACCCCCGAGGGGAAGGTCGTCACCGCCGATGGCATCGTGCGCGACTCCGAGGTCATCGACGTCCTCGACATCCGCATCGACCGCGCGGCGCTCGCCCGCATCGTCGAGGAGGGCACTGAGACGCGACTCCTGAAAGGACGGGGCGACCGGGCAGGGGGCGGTCGCCCTGTCGGCTCGCCCTTGGCAGACGACCGGTGATCGGTCTACCATGCCGCGCATCCACCAGGGAGGTAGCTCGGCATGGAGACCATCGGCGAAGCAACAGTCGCGGTCATCCCGGACTTCACAGAGTTCGATAGGCGCGTCGCGGCGAGGGTCGCGGAGGCGAAGGGTGAGCTGGCCGCGGTGACCGCTGCTGGTGCCGTCGTGCTCGACGAGCCCTCCACGGAGGAGCTTGCGGTCGAGACAGAGTCGAGCGCCGTCTCCAACGGACGGACCCCGGTGCCCTGGCACTCGGTGCTCGCAGTCGAGGGAGAGGAGACCGAGGACGGTCGCCTACTCGAGGCTGGCTCGGTCCGATGGCGCGACCTCCCGCTCACCCTCATGGGCACGCTGGAGACGACCTACGGGCACATGGGCGCGAAGGTCACCGGGCGCATCGACAGCATCTCCCGCATCGGCTCCGACATCGACTCCGAGGGCGAGTTCACCTCGACCTTCGGCGTCGACGAGGTCGCCCCGCTCGTCGCCGACAAGACGGTGCGCGGCGTCTCGGTCGACCTGGCCGTGCTGGAGTGGGAGTACCGAGATCCCGACACAGGCGAGACGCTGACCGATGACGAGGCCTTCGAGCGCTGGTGGCTCGACATGCCGATGCTCTTCGTCGTGATCGACGGCGTGATCCTCGCGGCGACGGTCTGCCCGATGCCAGCGATCGCCAACACGGAGATCAGCGTCACGGCGGCTGCGATGCTCTCGAAGGAGCAGCGCGGCATCGTGGCCAGCGCTCTCAAGGAGGGCGGCTACCCGCAGGGCGGGTTCGATCACGTCAAGGTCATCTCCGTCTTCACGCCCTTCGATCGCTCCACCACCCGACCGGCGCTCTTCGCCGACGCAGGCGCTGTCCTGTTCGATACGACTGCCCCTCCTCGCTCCCGCTTCGAGGTCACGGAGTTCCCCGGCAAGACCCCGCTCACGATCACCGATGACGGGCGGGTCTTCGGGCACATCGCCACCTGGGACACCTGCCACGTCGGCATCCCGGGCGTCTGCACGACCGCTCCTCGCTCCAAGTCGAACTACGGCTACTTCCACACCGGCTCCTGGCCCATCGCGGAGGGCGGCACGATCGACGTCGGCAAGCTCATGCTCGGGACAGGGCACGCCGCCCTGAGCGTCTCGCGGGAGTCGGCCACTCGTCACTACGACAAGCCGGACATGGTCGGCGCATATGTGCGGGCCTACGACGGCGAGTTCGGGATCTGGGTCTCGGGCGTCGTGCGACCGGAGCTGTCCGCTGCCGGTCTGCGCGAGCTGCGAGCGAACCCGCCGAGCGGCGACTGGCGAAGCGCTGCCGGCGCCCTGGAGCTGATCGCTGTCTGCGCCGTCGCGGTCCCGGGCTTCCCGGTCGCGAGGGCCGAGGCGAACATCGTCGCCTCTGCTGGCGGCATGGGCCTCTCCGCGCTCATCGCATCGAGCGGGATCATCCTCCCGACAGAGACGGTGAAGGAGGCGCTCGTCGCGGCAGGGTGCGGCTGTGAGGACATGGAGACCGTCGACGATCTGCTCGACGACCTCCTCGACGCGTGATCCTCGCCGTCTCAGGGTTCCTCTGGCTGCTCTGCGTGATCCTCGTGATCGTGCTGATCGTCTACTTCATCCGTCGAGCCTGAAGCTCTCGATCGCCGTCCAGCACCACCCCGCTCGGGAGGAGCTGCTGCCTCGACTCGTGGGGCTCGGCGACTACGAGCTGATCACGGACCCGGACCCCGACGGGCCGATCCGCTCTCCGATGCGGACCTACCTGGAAGCGCTCAGGAGATCGCCAGAGGGCGCCACCCATAGAGTCATCGTCCAGGACGATGCCGTGCCCGGAGATCGCTTCCTGGCGCGTCTCTGCGCCCTTGTCGCGGATCGCCCTGACGATCTCCTCGCGCTCTTCGTCCCTGGGCGGACGATGCTGCGACGCTACTTCGAGAAGGCCCACGAGAAGGGCGAGCGCTGGTTCCCCTTCCCGAACTACAACTGGTGCCCGACCGTCGCCCTGTGCTGGCCGATCGAGCTCGCCAAGGAGTTCCTCTACTTCGGCGAGGCGGTGATCGAGACGCGGGCTCGACGAGGGCTCGCGACGATCGGGGACGACCCCTACGTCGGGGCCTGGAAGAAGAAGCGCAAGCTCCAAGTCTGGTGCTCGGTCCCCTGCCTGGTCGAGCATCCCGACACGACGCCCTCGCTCTTCCGAGGCCATGACAACGTGCACAAGTCGGGCGGGAACCGCGCTCGGGTGGCTGCCCTCTACCTCGGGTAGTACGCTTCGAGGCCGCGCCGTGGAGCAGTTGGTAGCTCGCCGGGTTCATGACCCGGAGGTCGCGGGTTCGAGCCCCGCCGGCGCTACTGCGAGGCGCGGCCGGGGCTTCTGGTGAGAGTGTCGTCGGTCGCCCTCGCTTGACATCCGTCCGGCCTGTCGCCTACTCTCCCGCCCATCGAGCGCCGCCCGTGGGGAGGCGCAAGGCAGCGGGACCTGTGAGGCCTCCGCGAGCTTCGTTCATTCGACTCGCATAGGAGGCACAGAGATGGACCCAGAGCTGTTCCCGCAGATGCCGGAGAGCATCGACTCGCTCACTCGTGAGGAAGTCGAGGCACTCATCACCCAGTTCAACGACGCGTTCGCTCGCGTCGCTACGGGCGAGGCGTTCGCCGACATGGAGAACCCGCCCGACCGGAACCAGCGGCGCGACATGCTCGCGGCCGCGAAGGATCACCTCGTCGCGCTGCGGGCCCACCTGGCCACGTTCGCCGAGGAGGACGCTGACTTCGACGCCGAGGTCGCCTCGCTCGCAGAGGCCGCAGGCGTCGAGCTGGCAACCGACACCGAGGACTCTGCCGACGAGGCCGCAGACGCGGCCCGCGCCGAGGTCACCGACGCCGCCGATGAGGCCGCAGAGGACACGGCGGACGCTGTAGAGGCTCAGGTCGAGGACGCGGCGGACAACGCCGGTGGCTCCTCGGACGACTCGAGCGACAACGACTCGCAGACGGCCTCTGCCGAGCCCCGCACCTACCGCACCAAGCCTCCGGCGACGCCGAAGCGTCACCAGGCGATCACCGTGGAGGGCGGCGTTGCGCTTCGCGCATCGGCGGGCCTCGACGGCATCCGAG